AGATGATATTAGAAGATCTTTAGTTAAATTTTCAGATTCAGATTTAGCAATTTTAAAAGGATATTCTACTGGATCTTGGAAAAGTTACTTAACTTTGTATTTAGCTGATGCAGAGAATTTAAAAGAAGATTATACTCTTGAAATAAGACAAGTGTCTCAGTCATGGAAAATGGGAACTGGTAAATTTGTAGATGCACCAGAAGTTAGAAATGGAGTAAATTGGTATGATCCAAATCAATATAGTGTAGCTTTTAATAGTTGGATTAATAGCTCTTCTTTTTACCTCGTTTCAGGAGGAGGTTCTTGGACCAATAATTATGCTACTCAATCTTTTGGAGTTTCTGATAATAAAGATATTTGTGCTAATGTTACTAATATAGTGACTACTTGGTTTAATTCAACACTTCCTAATAATGGGTTTATTATTAAACACCCAGCGGCAGTAGAAAATACTTCAGGAAGTTACGTAGTAATTAATTATTTTAGTAATGACACTCATACAATATACCCACCTACTTTAGATATAAGATGGGATGACAGTGTTTATATATCTGGAAGTCTTTCTTTAATTACTAATAATGATTTTGTACTTACTGTAGGAAATAATATAGGCACTTATAAATGGGATAGTACAGTTTATAAATTTAGAATTAGTGCTAGAGATAAATACCCAGCTAGAGTATTCACTACATCTTCTTTATACACAACTAATAAAAGACTACCTAGTTCTTCATATTGGGGATTACAAGATATAAAATCAAATGATATGATAGTTGATTTTGATAAAAATTACACTAAAATAAGTTGTGATGGTACTAGTAGTTATTTTAATATGTATATGAATGGTTTAGAGCCTGATAGATTTTATAAAATATTAATTAAAACTGAATTAGCATCAGGTGAAGTATTAGATGTTGATAATAATATTACTTTTAAAGTTGTAAAATAATGGGAAATAAAATAGAATTAATAAAAAAAGTACGGGGAACTTCTACATATAAAAATGCAATTAATTCTAATTTTACAGAATTATTAAGTAATGCTCCAATTCAACAAACTACAAACTTATCTATATCTGATTTTTTTGTTGCTTATGATCAATTATTTTTTGATATACCTCCTACAGGAGAAGAAAATTCACATTCATATTTAATTAATAGAAGTACACAATATATTGGAGGATCTACTATTGATGCTGAAAAAGCCGCATTAATAGAAGAAATTAACTCATTAAGACAGCAATTATTAGATCTTGGTGAAACTTTCTTAACTACAAATAATCTAACTAAGTAATGGAATTAGTAAATATAATATATACGGGTGTTGGTAGTGAATTTCAATCTTATTCTAATAAAGATGAAAATTTAATTATATCTAATTTTATAAACTCATCTTTTGGAGAAGTTAATGATTATATAGAATATTATATATACGATGAAAATGGATCATTATTAGATGTAAATTATGATGCTAAAAATTACTACCCTAATCAAATAAATTCAAAAAATTCTACTTATTCTAGTTTAGAATTAGATCCTAAAAAAGATATTAATTCTAGAGGTTATAATAGAGGTAAAGTAAATGTACAATATAATTTTTTAAAAAATTTATTTAATTCTTCTCAAACTTCAAAATACTGGATAAAAGAAATATCATTATCTAGAACTGAATTAAAACTATCTAGTCAAGTACTAAGTGATTCATTAATACTTCAGGGTTTTAATGATTATCAAGTATATACTTCAAATAAAAATTATTATACAGATTTTTATATTAACTTTGGAAATAATAATTTAATAATTGGTATAAATGTAGCATATACTGAAGATGAAGATGGTTCTTATATACTTATAAAATTATATGAGCCACTTCCTCAAGAATATGATATTAAGTCACAATTATGGATAGTAGATAAACTTGCAGAATCTGTAAGTTATGATGTAGAAATACAAATAGAATCTGAACAAATAATATCTCAAAATATTTTAAGAGGTCCTAATTTTAAAATAGCTATTGATAAAAGAATAGGGCAAACAACTCCTTATTATACTTACGATACATTATTTACTAGTAGTTTAGTTAGTTCTCAACAAAAATTACAAAGTTACTATGATGATAAGGCTCTTTCTATAAATGTTGATTTTACTGATTTTAGTAATTTTGTGCACTTTTCAAGTGCAGTGCAAAGAATAAATAATTTTAAATATAAATTAGGATTAATTGAGAATTATAAATCTCAAATAATTAATCAAAAATCAATAATAAATAATGGTAATAGTAGTACTAGTGCTATAAGCTCTTCTATTAATTTATTACAAGGATATATAGATTCTACTATAAAAAAGTTTGATATTTACGAATATTATCTATATTATAGTTCAGAGTCTTTTGCATGGCCTAAAAGTACAAATACTCAGCCATATATATTATATTCAGTAACTTCTTCTCAAGCTAGTAATTGGTTAGGAGGTATAAATATTGCACCTACTCAATATACTGCATCTATATTATATTCTGCCTCTTATTATGATAATACAAATAAAGATGTTTTATCAAATATTATTCCGCAATATATACAAGATGATCCGAATAATCAGCCATATGTTACCTTTGTTCAGATGATAGGTCAACACTTTGATAATATTTGGGTATATTACAAAGATGTTACAAATAGATATAATGCAACTAATAATCCTAATACTGGTATATCTAAAGATTTAGTTGCTGATTCTTTAAAAAGTTTAGGATTTAATATTTACACAAATACTAGTGTATCAGATAATTTATACTATTCTTTATTTGGAATAAATCAAGACGGTAGTTTATTACCACCTACTGGTTCTGAATTAATAACTAGTTATGTAACTTCAAGTATTGCTACAATTTCTTCAAATGATATACAAAAAGAAATATATAAAAGACTATACCACAATTTACCTTATTTATTAAAAACAAAAGGAACTAAAAGAGGTATACAAGCGCTTATAAATTGTTATGGAGTACCAGAAGATATACTAACTATTAAAGAATTTGGTGGATCTAATAGATATTTAGTAAATGGTGTTTTTGATACTAGTAGTGAAAAAGCCCAAGCAATAACTTCTAGTCTTGAATTATCTGCTTCTTTTTTATCTCCAAATACCACTTTACAAAAGTATTCTACAGTAAATAGAATTAATACCACTAATTTAGAAGTTGGATTTTCTCCTTCAGATAAAATAAATAGTAATATATCATCATCAGTAGGATATTTTAATATAGATCAATTAATTGGAAAACCATCAGATCAATACTCAAGTTCTTATGGAGATTTAGTTAAATATAGTAATAACTATTTTGCCCCATATAGCCAGTCGCGTAAAATATCAGAATATACAAGATTAATTAAATATTATAATAACTCTCTATTTAAAACTATAAAAGACTTTGTTCCTTCTAGAGCTAATTTATCTACAGGTATTATAGTAAAAAGCCACATGCTAGAAAGGAATAAGTATGCTAGGCATGAACCTAATGTAACTATTGCTGAAAATTTATTTATCCAATCAATAAAAATAGTAAATTTATCAGCAGATTCTGGTTTATATTTGCCTTCTAGTTCTACTAATTATTCTGGATTTTTTACAACTTCATTAGGATATATTAATTTTACTTCTAGTCTAGGAGTTGAAAAATATACAGGAGAATTTGGGGGTACAGTATTATCAATAACATCTTTAAATAGTGTCGGAGATCAAACAGAAAGATATAATAATTTATCAGGATCAAATAGTGTAATAGTAAATAGAGGCGCGTTATTTCAAAATGTAGATTTATCAATTAGGTCTCAAAGATTTTTTGATTTAGATTATACAGCAAATCAAAAAGTTCCTGTTAATTTAGGATTAATAACAGCATCTATAAGTAGTTCTCAAGTTAATAATTATGCTACTTATACAAATCCTATATCACCATACGCATATATTCAAGACTATAATTATTATACCAATGCTTTTACAGTTCCTAGATATTACGGGTCAAAAACAATAAGCGATTTATATACTGATTATACTATAGGAGATTCATCATTTGGTACTACAGCGGCTATTGATAAAATAAAATATCAATATGCTTATTTAGTAGATATTTATGCAGCATCAAAATTTTTACCAGGAAGATCAAATGCCCAAATAAAGTACGTAATAGACAATAATCAAAATGTTCTAGATTTAACAAAAGCAAATAAAAATATATTTACTGTACAAAATATATATAAATCAGGAGAAACTACTGATATTTCTTTATTTAAATATAATGAAGCAAATCCATATACTCAGCAATTAGCTAATAATCCTAAATTAGCAATTTATGAAGG